TTTCTTGGTGGGCGCGGGTGGATTCGAACAACTATTCTTTCGGCCTGTCCATTCCTGCCGTGTCAGAAAATGCAGCATTCAAGCCACTTTTCGGGCACGGCACGGAATGCGCGATGCACCGCCGGAATGGCTCGAACATTAAAAGTGGGTTGCAAAGTGGGTTATTTTTCGGGACCCGGCGCGTACTCGGACAGCACGCCGGAGACGGCCTGCGCGGTGGCGTCATCGCGGCCGGTGACGGCGTGGGAGTACCAGCCGTAGGTGTCCATGCTCTTGCTGTGGCCCACGATGCGGCGCAGCTGGGCGGGCGGCACGGCGTCCTCGATCATGCTCACAAAGGTGTGCCGCAGCTCGTACAGGCTGACCGGCGGGTCGATGCCGTTGCAACGCTGGTAGAACTTCCAGTAGTTATACAGGCTTTGCTGGTTGGACAGCAGAAACAACGGGTCATCATCCCGCAAGGGGCGTTCCTCTTCCTGCGTGCGCTGCTGCAGCTGGGCGCGGATCTCGGCCACAGCCAGAGGGTGCAGCACCACGGTGCGGATGGCATTCTCGTTCTTGCCGCTGGTTACTTCCTGCTGGCGGTTGATGGCCCGCCCGATGTGCACCCGGTCACCATCCAGATCGCCCACGCGCAGGCCCAGCAGCTCACCAGGGCGCAAGCCGGTCATGACCGCGATGCGGTAGGCGTGCACGTTCTCGTCCTGCTCCACTTTTCCACGCACCACACGGGTGTCTGTGGATAAGAGCACCCGCAGACTGTCCGGCTGCAGGATTTTCCGGCCCTTCAGGCGGGCACCCTTCGGCACGGTCAGATCCTCGTCCTCCGGGCGCAGGGAGGTGTATTTATGCTGGCGCGCCCACTTGACAAAAGCCACCTCCACGCCACGGATGCCCTGCAGTGTTTTGCGGGACAGGTTGCCCCGGCTCTTGCGCTTGCTGTCCGGATTCAGACAGCCCTCCTTATAGGAGCGGTTCAGTACGTCCTGCAGCATGCCGGTGGTCAGGTCGCCGATCCGGCGCTGTCCGATCACCGGCAAAATGTAGTTGCGCCCGAACTTCTCCACCTGCTCGATGTTGCTGGTGCCACCCGTGGCTTTGACCGAAATCATGTACTCGGCCCACACGTCTGCGCAGCGTTTTGTGGTGCTGCTGATGCCATCATCCAGCCAGGCGTCGGCCTTGCGGTTCGCTTCACGCTGACCGGTCCGACCGGCTTTTGTGCTGGTAAAGGTCCGGCGCACGCCGTCCTTCTGCACCTTGATCTGCCAGCGGTTCTGGTTCGGCAGCCAGACTGCCGTATTGGTTCGCAATCCCATAAAAATACACCTCCACGGGTACACTTTGACAAGCCTGCCCGGAGGTGGTACAATACAATTGCTGGATTGGATTGTTCCTCGTGAGCAAGCCACTCTTTGACGCCCTGCCGGTTGCCGCCGGTGGGGCGTTTTTGTTTGTTCAGGTTACAGGTCCTTACGCTGTTCGTCTTTTTCGGACAAAATATCTTTGTGCAGGACGGATTCCAAAGCGCCTGCAACAGCTCCGTACAAAATGCAGATGCCCAGGTAACTTAATCCGCCCATTACAGCCCCTGAGCCAATGGCAAGCGAAATCTCCCGGCCCTGCCCGAAATAGTAGTAGGCGGCAAACCCAATACCACAGAGCACAGCCAGTATTTTCAAGGCTAGGGGAATCTTATAGTTTTTAGCAGGTTGTTGTTGAACCGGCTGTACGGTGCGCTTTTTGCGTTGGGTCTTTTTCCCGCTTTCTGTCACATAAGAAATCCCGGTGCCCGGAATGGATGCAGTGATGCGCTCCCTACCGGTAGCGGTTTTTGTGTGGCGCAATCCTTTGATGCCGTAGCTGTAGCCAACGCCGGACTTGCTGAAATTGATTCTCAGACCACCGAGCTTTACACTTTTTCGATAACGAAATCCCATAGTGACACGCTCCTTCTGGTATTATCCTTGATATTCTGGTGCATAAATATTGACTTTCACATGCCGTGAACCATGAAGCTCCACATCGCTGTAGGTCAGTTTTATGTCGTTCAGGGGATAAGCGCCCTCAGAATAATATTTCGTTCCAATGTCCTTGATATCGGCCCATGCCTGTGCAATTTGTTCGTCTGAAAGAGAATCGTCGATCACTTTCAAAAAATCGTGAAAGACCGGGTAAAGAGCATCGGATTCATTCGGTCCGTCGTCCAGAAGAATGGTCAGCCCATTTGCACTGTTGACCAGCTCTATAAAGATATCACCCGTGGAAATCAGTGCTTTTTTACGAACATTGCCCTGTCGGATGTCCTCCGGCTCAAATGGATATTCTGCAATTGCAGAATACTCCTCAAAGAAACGGTTCAGGCCTTTATCCGATTTGAAATAAATCTTTTCCTGTTCCACAGAGACCTCAGGAGTTGAGGATGCCGGGAGCGTTTGTGCAATGCTGCTACAGCCCGTAAGGCACAAAGCCAGCGAGCACACGATAGCAACGGTATGAATCATCTTGATCATGACGATTTCTTCCTCCACCCTGTCAGATTAGCCACTGCATTTTCTTTGCCGGCACTGTGCTTCCGGTGCCATTCTTTGCGGCCATAGGGAGAAAGTTTTTTACCCATACATTTCCTCCTCGGTTAAGTCTTCATTTTCCTTGTAATAGTAGTAAGCACGCCGGACATATTCCTCCGTGGTGTCCAGGAGCTCCGCAATCTCATCGGCATCACGGCCCTGCTTCAGCAGGTCGAACAAGACCTGCTTTGGAATCGCGTGCCGGATATACCAGTGATCTGCCCGCACCTCATGCCGCTCCACAATATCAAACGGAGTGGCCATAGAATAAAATCCGCCATACAGGCAATGGCCGAGCTCATGCCCGATGCGTGCCTGCTCTTCTGCATAAGTACAGGGCTTGGAATTGTCCAGCCCGATATAACACGCCCCATTGACTTCCGTTGACATGCTGCCAATGATCGGCATTGGGTAGCGCAGGACTTCCACATGATTTTCGGCCGCAACTTTATAAAAGTCAGCCCTTGTTCCCATTTGCATCCCGCTCCTTTATGAACCGGACAAACTGCTTGACCTCTTCATACTGGGCATCCGTCACGGGGCCGCCGCCAAAGAGAGCAAACTTAATATCATCCTCCGAAACCCCACCGGCACGCCCGGCGGGGCTTTTTTGTTCGCCGATCAGGTCATTCACCGACACTCCGAAGTAGGCCGCAACCTTCGCGAGAGTATCGCCAGAAGGAACAGCCCCTGTATTCTTCCATTTCGTGACGGTCGAGTTGCTCAGACCAATTTCTTTTGCGGCACGGCTGCAGCTCACGCCCTTTTCTTGGCACAGTTCACTGTATACGTCATAAAACACAATTTTCAACGCCCCTTTTTGTGCAGAGCGCCAAATCTAACCAAATTCAGAAAATTCCATTGACTTTCTAACCAAATTCAGATATCATAGTGTCACAGTTGAATCCGGTTAGCAAACAAGCCCGGAATCAACTGAATGGCTCAGGCTAGAATTTGCGCTGGATAATTGTTAGCACCATCATCTTACCGCAAATTCTAACCAAAGTCAAGTTTTTAAGCTGAAGGAGGTTAGAATTGTATGCCTGCACAATGGACAGGTGAGCTTGTTGGAAAAATGCACAACGCCGGTGTCACCGGCAAAGAGCTGGCCGCACAGCTGGGAAAGAATCCGAAATACATTTCCCAAGTGCTGAACGGTCACTACGAGCCCAAGAAGGCAGAGCGCGAATTCAACGCTGCACTTTCCGCCATCATTGAAGGCCGTCAGGAAAAGGAGGACTGACCCATGGCAAAGAAACAGTTTCTGAAGCTCCGGCGGCTGGCCGAGGATCAGGACATCACCACGGATGAGCTGGCCGCAAAGGCGGGCATCGTGCCCCGCACGCTGCGCAAGCGCTTTGCCGCGCCGGAGAGCTGCGGCACATGGAACTGGGAAGAGATCACCGCCATTTGCAGGGAGCTTCACATCCCGCAGGAGCAGATCGGAGAGTATTTCTTCCCGAAGGTTGAGAAAGGAGCATAAACATGAAGGCAAAACTTTACATCAACAGTGAGGAATCGACCATCAGGATTGAAGGGGGCACCAATGAGGTGCTGAATCTTCTGGTGGATGCGATCGCGCAGATTCTGAAAGGTTATTTCCCGCACAATTTCGAGAAGCAGATGGCGTGGGTGTCCGGGCTTCTCTACGGCACGATCCGCGAGCTGAAAAAGGAGAATGACGATGAAGATTAAATCCACTGTCTGGCAGGTGCTGGCCGCCGGGAGCTTCGGCGCGGGCCTGCTGTATGCCCTGGGCATCGAGGGCACTGCGCAGGTGGGCGGCACCATCTCGGACAGCCAGTTCATCACCGCCATGGTGCTGATCCTGCTGGCGCTTTTCCTGATGCGGCTGGGCTTTGCCGCTGAGGCGCGGGAGCGTACCGAAAAGCGCAAGGTGCACAAGCCCCAGCGCAACACCATCAAGCGTGACCGGAGGGCCGGATGAGATGGCCGACTACATCCACAACGTCATGTGGTACACCGTCTGGGATGCCAAGACCGGAGATCTGGTAGCATCCGGCACGGCGGCAATGTGCGCCCGACGGCTGGGGTATTCCAGCTCCGGCAGCTTTGCCAGCGCGGTGAGCCACTGGCTGTGCGATGGCCGCCAGCACGTCAAGTACACCATCCAGCGGGAGTACATCCCCCGCAGTGAGGTGGACAGCCTACCGCAACGCCGCAAGTACAAAAACAAAAAGCCCGCCGGTGCGCCAACACCGACGAGCTGCAAGGGATGATGGATTCGCCAATCACATCACCCCGATAATATCACAAAATCGGAGGTTTTACAATGAAAGGGATCCTGATCGAGCCGGGCAAGGCCCCGGTGGTCACCGCCCTGCCGGACACACTGCAGGGCATCGAAGCCATGCTGGGCTGCGACTGCATGCAGGAGGTGCTGCCTCGCACCCCGGCGGTACTGCTGTTCGGCGTTCTCGGCAAAGGGCTGAACCGCATCTATCGCGGCCATAACATCTACGGCACCATCCTCTGCTACGGCTGGCGGAACAACACCCTGCAGCCCCTGAGCAAAGATCTGCAGTCTGAGATGCTGGACCGCCTGAAGGACACGGAGGTGCGGGTATGAGCACCTACATCTGCAAGTGTGGGCGGCGGGTGAAAAAGTCCACCAATGCCGACAACACCGGCAACCGCTTGGAAGGGTACGGCCCGGGCCATGAATGCTATGGCTGCCCTTACGTCCTGTCGTGGGGTAACTACGAGTGGAACGAGGAGGCCAAGAACTTAGAGCAAAAGACCAAGGGTTATGAATGCCGCATGAGCAAAACGCTCTCCTATGCTTCCCAGTTCATCGGTTCCACCAAGGACAAATGCACCTGCTCTGTGGTCAGCCTGGACTTCGGCTTTCTGGAGCAGATCAGTGCATGGGTCAAGGAGACTTTCACACTGGGCGAGCTGACCGGGCACTTTTCTCGAGACAAAATTCGCGCCACAGAATACTGCCACAATGGTCGCTACCAATACGCGCTGTACTGTGCTCAAAACAAAAAGGGCATTGCTGCTAAAGCGGCATTGTTTGAACATTTCTTCAACCCGGACGGCAGCCGCAAGGACATGACCCCGCAGCAGGAAATGGAAAAGGTTCTGGCCGACATCAAAAAGGCAACTCAGGCAAAGGAGAAACTGGAATGTACGACGATGGATTCTGCGGCCCCGTCCGAGAATGCGGACGCTTCTTCTGCGACTGGTGGTGCGCCTTTGACGACTGGAACGACCTTGATGACGAAACCTGCCCATTCAGCCCCGCAAGACAAAACCCCAACCTCCTTCCCGATGAACTCTCTTGCCGCCCCCACCTTTGATTTCTCCGCCCTGGGCGACCTGTCCGGGCAGGCCGCCGAGGCCGACCAGCAGTTTGACCTTCACTATGGAGCAGCTCAGGACGAATACCTGATCTCCTGCATCTACCTGGCCCGGATCCACGCCCTGACGGCCAAGGCTGGCCGCTATGGCGGCGGCACCTGGACCAAGTGGTACGAGAGCAAGGGGCTGAGCCATGGCAGCGTGACCAAGATGGTCCAGAACGGCGAGGCTTTTAATTCGTCAACTGTTGACGAATTAAAACAGCTGCCCAACCTGACCCGGAAGGACCTGAACCTCATTGCCCGGTCCGGCTGTGCGGACCAGGTGGTGGCCGCCGCCGGGGACAGCCAGCGTGTCCAGGACCTTCTGGCCCAGATCAAGAGCAAAGACGCCCAGCTGGAGGCCGCTCACGCCGACATCTCCGGCCTGAAGGACCGTGCCACCGCCGCCGAAGCCCGGGAGGAAGAAGCATGGAGCATGGTGAGCAAGGCACAGGACGAAGCAAAGGCGGCACAAGAAAATCTTGACTACGAGGTCAGCCAGAACGACGCCCTGCACGAAGAAAAGGGGCAGCTGCTGCGGGAGTGTGAGGCGGCAAAGCAGGCCCGTGCAGAGGCCGAAGCCCGTGCCAAGGATGCTGAGAATCAGCTGGCCGGGGCCCGGCAGGTGGCCCAGGCGGCAAAGCTGCGGGGCGACAAGCTCAAGGCCGAGAACGACGCGCTGAAAAGTCAGCCCATCACCGCGGTGGTGGACGAGGAAGAGGTGGACCGCCGGGCCGGAGAAAAAGCGTACCAGATGGCGGCAGATATGACCGCCGAGCTGCAGGAAAAACTGGACGCCGTCACCGGAGACGCAGAGCAGGACGTCCGGAACGCTTACGACAGCGTCCTGCTGGCCAGCCGGGCCATGCTGAACGCCTGGCAGATGGTAAAGCCGCAGTTCCGCAAGCTGCCGGAGGAGCAGCGCGAAGCCCTTGCTAACCAGATCATCCACACCATCGGCAGCATTCAAGGGGAGGTAACGAAATGTCTGTAAAGATCACGGCTCTGGAAGCCGAAAACGTCAAGCGCATCAAGGCGGTGGCCTTTGCGCCGTCGCCCACCGGGCTCACCCTCGTGGGCGGCAACAACAATCAGGGCAAGACCAGCGTGCTGGACGCACTGGCGTGGGCGCTGGGCGGGGAGCGTTTCCGCCCGGATGCCGCCCAGCGGGACGGCGCGGTCGCCCCGGCGCACCTCAAGGTCACCCTGTCCAACGGCGTGGTCGTGGAGCGCAAGGGCAAGAACGCCAGCCTGACCGTCACCGACCCTACCGGGCGGCGCAGCGGTCAGCAGCTGCTCAATGCGTTCGTGGAGCCGCTGGCCCTCGATCTGCCCCGCTTCATGGAATCCACCGACAAGGAAAAAGCCGACATCCTGCTGCGCATTATCGGCGTGGGGTCAGAGCTGCAGGTCAAAGATCTGGAGATCAAGGGCCTGTACGACAAGCGCACCTTCACCGGCCAGCTGGCCGCCCAGAAAAAGCACTTTGCCGAAGAACTGATCTCCTACCCGGAAGCCCCGGACGAACCGGTCAGCGCGTCCGACCTCATCCGTCAGCAGCAGGACATCCTTGCCCGCAACGGCGAGAACCAGCGCAAGCGCAATCAATTCGCTCAGCTCACAGATCTGCTTGAACGGCAGAAAAAAGTGGTTGCAGACCTTGAATTTCAGTTGAGCACGGAAAAGCAGCGGCTGACCACGATGCAGGCCGACGTAAAAATCGCCCAGACCTCTGCCGCAGATCTGCAGGACGAATCCACCGCCGAACTGGAAGCGTCCATCCGGGACATCGAGGAGACCAACCGCAAGGTGCGTGCCAACCTCGAAAAGGCCCGCGCCGAGGACGAGGCCGCCCAGTACGCCAGCGACTACGACAAGCTGACCGGCCAGATCGAGGACAAGCGCGCCGAGCGCATGGCCCTGCTGAACGGGGCCGACCTGCCCTTGCCGGGCCTCAGCGTGGAGGACGGCGTCCTTACTTACAACGGCAAGCGCTGGCGGGATATGTCCGGCAGTGACCAGCTGCGGGTGGCCGCCGCCATCGTGCGCCGGCTGAACCCGGACTGCGGCTTTGTTCTGCTGGACAAGCTGGAGCAGATGGACATGACCACCCTGCAGGAGTTTTCCGCCTGGCTGGAAGCCGAGGGCCTGCAGGCCATTGCTACCCGCGTTTCCACCGGCAGTGAGTGCCAGATCATCATTGAGGACGGCATGGTCAAGGGCACCGAGCCGCCCGCCGAAAAGCCCCAGCCCGCCCCAATTCGCAAAGGCTGGACGAAAGGAGCGTTTTAAATGAGCAAGTATTCCGTGACCACCGGCGTGCAGACCGCGCCGGTCAAAACCGTGCTCTACGGGCCGGAGGGCATTGGCAAATCCACCTTTGCCTCCCATTTTCCGGATCCGGTGTTCATCGACACCGAGGGCGGCTCAAAGCGGCTGAATGTGGCCCGCCTGCCCCAGCCCACCAGCTGGGCGATGCTGCTGGACGAGGTGGCCGAGGTGCGCAAGGGCAGTGTACCCTGCGGCACGCTGGTGCTCGACACCGCCGACTGGGCAGAGCGCCTGTGCATTCAGGCCGTGTGCGCCCGCGCCAAGGTGAACGGCATCGAGGATTTTGGCTATGGCAAGGGCTACACCTACGTCAAGGAAGAGTTTGCCAAGCTGCTGGACGCGCTGGAAGAGGTGCTCAACGCCGGGCACAACGTGGTGGTGCTGGCCCATGCGGCCATCACCAAGTTCGAGCAGCCGGACGCCGTGGGCAACTACGACCGCTGGAGCATGAAAACCTCCAAGCAGGTGGCCCCGCTGCTGCGGGAATGGTGCGACATGCTGCTGTTTGCCAACTACAAGACCGTGGTGGAAAAGGCCGGCAGCGGCCCCAACGCCAAGAACAAGGCCAGCGGCGGCCGCCGGGTGCTGTACACCACCCATCACCCCTGCTGGGACGCCAAAAACCGCTTTGGCCTGCCGGAGGAGCTGCCCCTTGACTACGCATCCATTGCAGCCTGCATCCCCGGAAGCAGTGCCCCAAAGGCTCCCTCCCAGAGGGAGCTGTCACCGCAGGTGACTGAGGGCGTTCCCGCGCCGAGCGCCGGGGCCGACATCCTACCCAGCCCCGCGCCGCAGCCCCAGCCGCCCCGCGAGGAAGTGCCGCCCGCCCTGCTCACGCCGGACCTGATCGCGCTGGGCGTGCCGGAAAAGCTGGCCCCGCTCATGAGCGCCAACAACGTCACCCCGGAAGAACTGCAGGCCGTTGTGGGCCAGCGCGGGTATTTCCCGGAGGACATGCCCATCCGGGATTACCCGGCTGATTTCGTAGAGGGCTGTCTGGTGGCCGCATGGCCCCAGGTGCTGCAGATGGTGCTGGACAGCCGTGATCTGCCGTTTTAACCCTCTCACCGCTTCGGTCTGGTCTTGCCAGCGCCTTGCGGAGCTCCCCCGAAGGGGAGCCAAGAATCAATGAAGAAAAGGAGTTTTACTTATGAATGACATGAACACTGAAGGCTGCGCATTCGGCTGGGATGACGAATTTACCAACGAACAGCAGGAGTTCGTCCTGCTGCCGGAGGGGGATTACCCCTTTGAGGTCACCGGCATGGAGCGTGCCCGCTATGAGGGCGGGGCCAAGCTGCCGCCCTGCTCCATGGCAAAACTGACCCTGCGCATTTATGGCGGAGCCAAGGGCGACACCACCGTGACCCACCGCCTGTACCTGCATACCAAGACCCAGGGTCTGCTGGGCGCGTTCTTTGAGAGCATCGGCCAGTGCAAGCGCGGCGAGACCTTCCGCCCCCGCTGGAACGAGGTGGTGGGCAGCAAGGGCCTGTGCCGCCTCGGCATCCGGGAGTACACCAAGCAGAGCGGCCCCCACGCAGGCGAGACCGGCCAGAGCAACGAGGTGACCCGCTTCCTGCCGCCGCCGGAGCCCACGGCCGCGCCTGCCCACGGCTGGACACAGGGGGCGTTTTAAATGGCAAAGACGCAAGCCCTGCGCCCCTACCAGCAGGCCGCACGGGATGCCATCCACACCGAGTGGGAGAACGGCCATGCCCGCACCCTGCTGGTGCTGCCCACCGGCACCGGCAAGACCATCGTGTTCGCGTCGGTGGCCGCCGATCAGGTGCGTGCCGGCGACCGGGTGCTCATTCTGGCGCACCGGGGCGAGCTGCTGGAACAGGCTGCCGACAAGCTGCAGCGTTCCACCGGCCTTGTCAGCGCCGTGGAAAAGGCCGAATCCACCTGCCTGGACAGCTGGTTCCGGGTGGTGGTGGGCAGCGTGCAGACCCTGCAGCGCACCGCCCGGCTGGAACGCTTCCCGCAGGATTATTTCGGCACCATCATCATCGACGAGGCCCACCACGCCATCACCGACGGTTACCGCCGCATCCTGGACTACTTCAGCGGGGCCAAGGTGCTTGGCGTCACCGCCACGCCGGACCGCGGCGACATGCGCAATCTGGGCGAGGTGTTCGACAGCCTGGCCTTTGAGTACAAGCTGACCGACGCCATCAAGGAGGGCTATCTGTGCAAGATCATGGCCCAGACCGTCCCGCTCCAGCTGGACATCTCGTCCGTGACCATGAGCGGCGGCGACTACGCCGTGGGCGACCTGGGCACAGCCCTTGATCCGTATTTGGAGCAGATCGCCGCCGAAATGGCTCGGCGCTGCAAGAGCCGCAAAACGGTGGTGTTCCTGCCGCTGATCAAGACCAGCCAGAAGTTCCGGGACCTGCTGAACACCTACGGCTTCCGGGCTGCCGAGGTCAACGGCCAGAGCGACGACCGCAGGCAGGTGCTGGCCGACTTCGACGCCGGCAAATACAATGTGCTGTGCAACTCCATGCTGCTCACCGAGGGCTGGGACTGCCCCTCCGTGGACTGCGTGGTGGTGCTGCGGCCCACCAAGGTGCGCAGCCTGTACAGCCAGATGGTGGGGCGCGGCACCCGCCTTTCCCCGGGCAAGACCGACCTGCTGTTGCTGGATTTCCTGTGGATGACCGACAAGCACGAGCTGTGCCGCCCGGCAGACCTGGTCTGTGAGGACCGCACTGTGGCCCGCCAGATGACCGAGCATCTGGCCGAGACCGGCTGCCCGGAGGACATTGAAGAAGCTGCCGCACAGGCCGGCGAGGACGTGGTGGCCCAGCGGGAAGAAGCCCTTGCAAAGCAATTGGCCGAGCAGCGCCGCAAAAAGGCAAAGCTGGTGGACCCGCTGCAGTACGAGATGAGCATCCAGGCCGAAGATCTCTCCGGCTATGTGCCCGCTTTCGGGTGGGAAGCCGGGCCGCCCAGCGACAAGCAGACCGCCGCGCTGGAAAAGCTGGGCATCCTGCCGGATGCGGTGGAATCGGCGGGCAAGGCGGCCCTGCTGCTGGACCGGCTGCACAAGCGCCAGACCGAGGGCCTGACCACGCCCAAGCAGATCCGCCTGCTGGAACGCTACGGCTTCCGGCATGTGGGCAGCTGGAGCTTTGACGCGGCCAGCCGCATGATCAACCGCATTGCAGCCGGCGGCTGGCGCGGCGTGCCCAAGGGCGTGGACCCCAAAACCTTCACGCCTGACGCACAGCCCGCCGTGCCGACGGACTTTGGATGGTAACGCACATGGAACATGAAAACGATCTCAAAGAAGCGCTGGAATTCCTCAGCCCGTCCGCCCTGACCTATGACGAGTGGGTCGCGGTGGGCATGGCCCTCAAGGACGGCGGCCTGCCGGTCACCGTCTGGGAGCAATGGAGCACGCGGGACGCCGGCCGCTACCACAAGGGCGAGTGCGTCAAAAAATGGGAGAGCTTCCACGGCGGCGGGGGCAGTCCCGTCACGGTGAGCAGCATCTTCCAGATGGCCTACTCCCACGGGTGGAGCGGCCCGGCGGGCCATGCGCTGGACTGGAACGACGACATCGCCGCAGGGCCGGGCGCACAGCCGGAGGGGCGCGTGGTAGACCCCCGGTGGGTGGAAGCCCACGAGCTGGCCCTGCCGGAACAGTGGGACCCCGCCGACCAGCTGAAGCGCTACCTGCGGGCCCTGTTCGAGGCGGACGAGTATGTGGCTTACGTCACCGAGAGCTTCATGGCGGATGACCGCCGCCGCCCCACAAGGGGCTGCTGGGACCGCACCGCCGGGCAGCTCATCGCCGAGCTGGACCAATGCGGCGGGGACCTGGGCAAGGTGGTGGGCGACTGCGACCCGGAGGTGGGCGCGTGGATCTGCTTCAACCCCGTGGACGGCACCGGCCGCAAGGACGCCAACATCACCGCCTATCGCTACGCTCTTGTGGAGTGCGACAACATGGAGCTGGGCAAACAGCAGGCCATTATCAAGCAACTGGAACTGCCCTGCGCGGCCCTCGTCTACTCCGGCGGCAAGAGCGTCCATGCCATCGTCAAGGTGGACGCCCCGGACTACACCGAGTACCGCAAGCGGGTGGATTACCTCTACGCCGCCTGCCAGAAGAACGGCCTGACCATCGACCAGCAGAACCGCAATCCTTCCCGCCTTTCCCGGATGCCCGGCATCCCGCGCGGGGACAAGAAGCAGGTGCTGCTGGAAACCAACATCGGCAAAAGCTGCTGGGACGAGTGGCGGGACTGGCTGGAGGCCGAGACCGACGAACTGCCGGACACCGAGAACCTTGCCGCCGACTGGGCCAGCCTGCCGCCGCTGGCCGACCCGCTCATCTTCGGGGTGCTGCGCAAGGGCCACAAGATGCTGCTGGCGGGCCCCAGCAAGGCCGGCAAGAGCTTTGCCCTCATCGAACTGTGCATCTCCATTGCCGAGGGCAAACCGTGGCTGGGGCAGTTCAACTGTGCACAGGGCAAGGTGCTGTACATCAATCTGGAACTGGACCGGGCGTCCTGCCTGCACCGCTTCCGGGACGTGTACACCGCCCTCGGCCTTGCGCCGGAGAATCTTGCAAACATCGACATCTGGAATCTGCGCGGCGCGTCCGTGCCCATGGACAAGCTGGCCCCCAAGCTCATCCGCCGGGCAAAGAAAAAGGGCTATACTGCCGTCATCCTCGACCCCATTTATAAGGTCATCACCGGCGACGAGAACTCGGCCGACCAGATGGCAAAGTTCTGCAACCAGTTCGACCTGGTGTGCCGGGAGCTGGACTGCGCCGTCATCTACTGCCACCACCACAGCAAGGGTGCCCAGGGCGGCAAGCGCAGCATGGACCGTGCGTCCGGCTCCGGCGTGTTCGCCCGTGACCCGGACGCCATGCTGGACATGACCGAGCTGGTGCCTACCGATGCCATCCGCCAGCAGCTGCACAATAAGGCCGCCTGCCGGGTCATCAAGGCCATGCTGGACAAGCGCGGCCACGCCGATGCCTACGGCCCGGACGATGTCCTCAGCCGCACCCGGATGCTGGCTATCGCCAAAGAGAACCTTGGCCTTGCCGACCTGCGGGCCATCGACGCCGAGGTGGCTGCCGCCGAGAAAAAAGCCGACGGCATGACCGCCTGGCGCATCGAGGGCACCCTGCGCGAGTTTGCCCGGTTCGACCCGGTCAACCTCTGGTTCGACTACCCAGTGCACAAGCCGGACAGCGGCCTGCTGGAAGATCTCCAGCCGGACGGTGATTTCCGCACACTGGGCAGCCGCGGCGCATCCAAGCGCTGGGGTGATAAGGCCAAGGTGACCAAGGACAAAAAAGCCGAACTGGATAACGCCTACGAAGCCTGCACCATGGACGGCGAGGTGACCGTCTATGCTCTGGCCGAATACATGGACCTAAAGCCCCGCACCGTCAAGACCCGCCTGAAGGATGACGGGCGGTTCTGGATCGACGGTGAGAAAGTTGGACGCAAGGAACCCGGCAGCAACGGCTAAACGATTTGTAATTTTTGCAATTACAGTTTGTTGTAAAAATGCAGTTATAGCCGCTATTTTGCACGACACGAAAAACTGCAATTTTGCAGTTATAGCCGCTATGACTGCAGATTTTGCAGTGCAAAATAGCCTATATATAATAGCTAAAACTGCAACTGCAATTGTGATGGGGTTTCCCGAAGGATGGGGCGACCAAAGCCCCCATCCATTCGGAGACCCTCCCCATCACGTTGGCGAACTGAAAAAAGAAAAACGAGGTGAACCCCATGTACACGCAATTCTTTATCCCCATGCAGCCGCCCACCACCACCCACAACGCAAAGCAGCTGCACGCTTACATGAAGGGCGGCAAGCCCTGTGCCGTGCTGCATGACAGCCCGGAGCTGAAACAGACCCGTGCCAAGCTCCATGCCCATCTGGCACCCCACGCCCCGGCAAAGCCCATCCCTGCCGGCAGACCGGTGCGCCTGCTGGTCAAGTGGTGCTTCCCCTCCGAGGGGCGCAGGAACGGTGCGTGGCGCACCAGCAAGCCGGACACTGACAACCTGGAAAAGGCCCTCAAGGATGAGATGACCCGCCTGCACTTCTGGGACGACGATGCCCAGGTGTGCAGCGAGATCGTGGAGAAGTTCTGGTCGGACCCCTGCGGGGTGTTCGTCCGGGTGGAGGAGCTGGCATGACCTACGAAGAGAAAAGACGCTGGCTCAGTCGGTACGGGGACGCTATGGTAAAGGCCAAGCACCTGCGAGATGATTTAGATGAAGCAGAACGTGACACCGGTTGTACCACGCAGCAACTGACCGGAATGCCGGGCGGCAGCGGTGATGGGCAGAGTCTGGCACGAACAGTAGAACGTATTGAACGAGCCGAGAAAGCCTTGAATGCACAGATCATGCTGTGTGATGATCTCCACGCCGAACTTATGGCCCGACTGGAGGATGTGGACGACCCGAAGGACTACGAGGTCCTGCGGCTGAAGTATCTCCGCTTTCAGGACTGGGAGCAGATTGCACAGAAGATGAGCATCTGTGTACGGCAGGTTTACCGTCATCACCGTAAAGGTGTGGATGCTTTGGAACTGTGACAGATGTCAGTAAAACGTCAGTACGACGTCAGTGACATGTCTTTGATTTCATGATAAAATAGTATCATCGCAAGAGCCCGCAGGAAAGGTTTACTCCCTTCAATCCTGCGGGCTTTGTGCTGCCCGGCTGCGACAGGGGAACACACATTTACTCACCCAACAGCCTGAATGTACCAGCCGGGCCTTTTTTGATATTTTCCGCCGTCCGCAGGGGCGGCTTTTTTCATACCCCCGGGGCCTGCAAAGACCCCCGGGGTCATTTTGTACCCCGGCCTTTCAAAACACCCCCTGCCTGCAAAAGGCCTCCTCCCCCTTGAGGAGACCGGCAGGCAGCACACCCCAAGGAGCTGCCCATGGCAAAGACTGTTGCACGCCCGGATCGGGACGGCACCCACCGGCTGGCGTTTGAACGCAACAAGAAAAAGATCTACGCCACCCAGACCGTGTGCGGCATCTGCGGCAAGCCTGTGGATTTCAGCTACAAGTTTCCGCATCCGCTTTCGCCGTGCATCGACCACATCATTCCGGTGGCCAAGGGCGGCCACCCCAGCGACCTCGCCAACCTGCAGCTGGCGCATTTCTGGTGCAACCGGCAGAAGAGCGACAAGCTGTTTACGCCTGTGGAGCAGCAGACGGAGCCGGATGCAGATGCCTCCATGGCCCTGCCGCTGAGCACCGACTGGACGGCGTACCGCAGCCGCTGAGACGGCCCGCAGCGCCGCCGGGACACGCACGCAGGGACGGGGGGCATCCCCCTCCCAGGGGGCCCTCTGACCTTCCCAGACCGTACTGTGAATATTTTCTCGTGAAAGGAGAATCCACCGCCCATGACCAACCTGAAAGGCATGGCCTATCTGCGCCGCCGCCTGAACCAGAAGCGCAGCCGAGTGCTGACCCGCTACAAGTATTACGAGATGAAGAACGCCGTAAAGGACTTTGGCAAGGTCACCCCGGATGAGTTCCGCTTTTTCAGCGAGACGCTGGGCTGGTGCGGGAAAGCTGTGGACGCTCTGGCCGACCGGCTGGTCTGGCGGGAGTTCCGGGATGATAACTTTGACCTGAACTCCATCTACCAGATGAACAACGCAGACACCCTGTTTGACAGTGCCGTGCTGTCGGCCCTCATTTCCAGCTGCTGCTTTCTGTACATCAGCCCGGACGGCAGCGGCTACCCCCGGCTGCAGGTCATCGACGGCGGCAACGCCACCGGCATCCTGGACGAGGTGACCGGCCTGCTCACGGAAGGATATGCCGTGCTGTCCCGTGATCCGGAGACGGACAAGCCCCTGCTGGAGGCCTACTTCACGGCGGACAGCACCTGGTATTACCCCGACGGCCAAAAGCCGTATCAGGTGCCAAACCTCGCACCGGCCCCGCTGCTGGTGCCCGTCGTATACCGCCCGGATGCCAAGCGGCCCTTTGGCCACAGCCGCATCTCCCGTGCCTGCATGGGCCTGCAGCAGGGTGCCCTGCGCACCCTCAAGCGCAGCGAGATCAGCGCCGAGTTCTATTCCTTCCCGCAGAAATATGTGCTGGGCACCTCCAACGACGCCGAGCAGATGGACAAGTGGAGGGCCACCATCTCCAGTTTTCTGGAATTCACCAAGGACGAGGACGGCGACAAGCCGGTGGTGGGCCAGTTCACCCAGCAGAGCATGAGCCCCTACACCGAGCAGCTGCGCACATTTGCCGCCCTGTTTGCAGGCGAGACCGGCCTGACGCTGGATGATCTGGGCTTCGTCACCGACAACCCCTCCAGCGCCGAGGCCATCAAGTCCAGCCACGAGAGCCTGCGCCTGGCGGCCCGCAAGGCACAGCGCACCTTTGGCAGCGGCTTCCTGAACGCCGGGTATCTGGCCGCCTGCATGCGGGACGGCATCGCCTACCAGCGTCAGCAGCTCTACCTCACCCGCCCGGTGTGGGAGCCGGTGTTCGAGCCGGACGCCGCCACCCTGTCCGGCATCGGGGACGCCGTGGGCAAGATCAACACGGCCATCCCCGGTTATTTCGGTGCGGAGAACCTGCGGGACCTGACCGGCATCCGCTCCGAGAGCTGAGGAGGCACCCATGGCCGACAAGGACATTGCCCCGGAGCTGCTGGAGCGCATCCGGGCCGACTTCCGGGCGCTGCTGGGCGACGCAAAGCCCGCCGCCGACACCTACGCTGCCGCTGCGGATTACGCCGAGCTTGTGGGCAGTGCCCTGGCCGAGGCCTTCCGCCGCAACCTGACCGCCGACGCCCTGCCGGACGGCAGGCTGTACTGGAACATTGCCGACCGGGTGGTGCGCCCCCTGCTGGAAGAGGAGCACCTGCTGGTGGCGGACGCTTCCGCTGCCGTGCAGCAGGCACTGAACCAGCAGGCAAATCTCGGCATTGCCCCGCAGCGGGCCGTGCTGCCCACCGACGCTGTGGACGACCTGCTGAACAAGGTGTCCACGGCGGAGCAGTTTGCGGATGTGGCGTGGGCACTGGACGAGCCGGTGCGTACCTTCTCCCGCATGGTGGTGGACGACACCCTGAAACGCAACGTGGATTTTCAGGGCAAGGCCGGGCTGCGGCCCCGTGTCATCCGCACCGCCGAGAGCCACTGCTGCAAATGGTGCAGTGCGCTGGCCGGCACTTACGATTACCCCCGTGTGCCCAAAGACGTTTACCGCCGCCACGAGCGCTGCCGCTGCCGGGTGGAATATGACCCCGGCGAGGGCAGGCGGCAGAACGTGTGGAACAAGACGTGGACGGAGGATGAGGACGCCCGGCAGGCACGCATTCAAAAGATTCAAAACCCATCGACAAACCGAGACGATTCTGCTAAGATAGAAGCACGAAAACAGATTGGGCTGCCGCCGGTCGATTCACCTGAGATCAAGGCCATCAAGGCCGCAATGTCCGAGCAGGTGCTTAGTCTGCCGGAAACCGCACAGGAGGCTCTCCGGCAGTATACCGGCTTTACGGCGACCCGTGTGAACTTTGCCATCCGGAACGGAAAAATCACACCGCAGATCCAGGAGACCATTTCCGCATTGGATAACGCGCTGGCTTCCGGCGTGATGCCGCAGAGCGTCACCCTGTACCGGAACACAGCGCTTTCTTTTCTAGGGTTCGGGCTTCCCAAAAATCCGACCCTGCAGGATCTGCAAGACCTTGTGGATCTCACACCGGAATTTCCGATATTTATATCAACCAGTTTTCAGGATCTGCATCTTCCGGGCCGTGACACGCTGATTCAGCTGCATGTTCCGGCAGGATATAAGGGCTGCCAGTTCCTTCAGCCTGTAGCGCTTCCCAAATTCAAAAGTCAGGACGAAGTCCTGTTTGCCCGTGGGATGCAGTATCGTGTGCTGGATGTTGGTAGAAAAGACGACCGATATTTTTTAGAGATCGAGGTGCTCCAAAATGTCTAAATTTTTGCGTGAAGAGGATATCAGCATGGGGTTCCGTGCTCCACTTTACAGCGTGCCGGTCTGTATCCCGGAATGCAATGTCTGTATTCACCGGGATGGACCGGGCAAATGCAAAAAGTTAGGAACTCCCTCCGATGATCTTCGTTTCGGAAAGCGCCACGATTGCCCGGACGCCGTCCTGAATACCAGCCATTTTTTATATCCCGAATACCAAAAATTGTACCCGGAAGAGTGCAAGGTCTCTGCCAAAAAGTAAACTTTCATCCACGGAATATCCTAGTTTAACCACTGTATGCCCTCAAAAAGGCACAACATGGTTTTTTCATGCCGTTTTAGCTCATGTTGGCAGGGCCGTGGTCTCCAAAACCACAGGTCACTGGTTCGATTCCAGTAAACGGTGCCATCATTTTCATGCAAAGGAGGAACCCAGCCCACCATGCCGCGGACGCGAAAACAGACAGCCCCGGCAAGGCTGGGGCGTCAGACGCCCACCGCTGCCGTGGTGCTGCCCTACACCAAAACCTTCGGCCAGGACGCCATCGACCTGTACAACTCCACCGGGCGCATCGCCCAGCAGTGGCAGGAGCTGCTGCTGTATGACATCCTTGCCCGCAACGAGGAGGATCTGTGGGTGCATACCAAGTTCGGCTATGCCGTGCCCCGCCGCAACGGCAAGAACGAGATCGCCGCCATCCGGGAGCTGTACGGCCTGCAGCAGGGCGAGAGCATCCTGCACACCGCCCACCGCACCACCACCTCCCGGGCCGCCTGGGAGCGGTTGTGCCACCTGCTGGACAAGGCCAAGATCCCCTATAAATCCATTCAGGCCGTGGGCCGGGAGCACATCCAGCTGGAAGAGGGCGAGGGCCGCATCGAGTTCCGCACCCGCTCCTCCAAGGGCGGCCTGGGCGAGGGCTTTGACCTGCTGGTCATCGACGAGGCCCAGGAGTACACCGACGATCAGGCCAGTGCCCTGAAGTATGTGGTCACTGACAGCGAGAACCCGCAGACCCTGTTCTGCGGCACCCCGCCCACGCCGGTGTCCTCCGGCACGGTGTTCCTCAAAATGCGCAACGCCGCCCTGCGGGGCGACACGCAGAACACCGGCTGGGCCGAGTGGAGCGTGGAGCAGCAGACCGACCCCCACGACGTGGAGGCCTGGTATCAGACGAACCCCAGCCTCGGCACCATCTTCACCGAGCGCAGTGTGGCGGATGAGATCGGCGATGACCCCATCGACTTCAACATCCAGCGTCTGGGGCTGTGGCTTCGGTACAACCTCAAATCGGCCATCAGCCGGGCAGAGTGGGACGAACTGAAAACCGACACCCTGCCCAAGCTCACCGGCAAGCTGTATGCCGGCATCAAGTTCAGCACCGACGGCACCAGCTGTGCGCTGGCCGTTGCGTGCCGCACCAAAGACAACGCTATCTTCGTGGAAGCCATCGGCTGCCATCCTACCCGGGACGGCAGCGGGTGGCTTCTTGATTTTCTATCCAAAGCCGACCTAGCCGCCGTGGCGGTGGACGGGGCCAGCGGGCAGCAGCTTCTGGCCGACGCCATGAAGGCCGCCCACCTCAGGTCCCCCGTGCTGCCCACGGTCAAGCAGGTCATCACCGCCAACGCCGCCTTCGAGCAGGCCCTTTTTGCGCAAGCCCTGTGCCATGCCGGCCAGCCCGGCCTTGCGCAGGCTGCTTCCAACTGCGAAAAGCGGGCCATCGGCTCCAACGGCGGCTTCGGTTACCGCTCTCTGACCGAGGGCGGCCACATCGAGCTGCTGGACAGCGTGATTCTGGCCCACTGGCAGTGCGCCGAGGGCAAGGGCAAGCGCCGGCAGCGCATCCGCTATTAACAGGCCACCCGGGCCTGTTTTTTTGTTGCCATAAAGGAGGGTATTCCATGGCAGAAGCATTTGAACCCATTACCACGCAGGAGGCGTTTGAGGCCGCTGTCGCTGACAGGCTGGCCCCTTACGCCGACTACAACGACCTCAAGGCCCAGAACGAGGCCCTCGCCGGGCAGGTGGCGGAGCTGAACACCCGCTGCCAGACCTACGAGACGGACGCGCTCAAGACCCGCGTTGCCCATGAGGTGGGCCTGCCGTTCGACCTGGCGGGCCGCCTGACCGGCTCCAAGGAGGAGGACATCCGCAAGGACGCCCAGAACCTGCTGCAGCTGATCAAGCCCAAGACCCCGCCCGCACCCCTGCGCGGCGACCCCGACCCCAGCGGCAGCGGCAAAAAGGCCGCCTGGCGCAGTTTCGCAAACCAGCTGATGAACAACGAGTAAAGGAGAACACATCATGGCAGATATTCTGAGCAAGGGCTCCCTGTTCCCGGAGGAGCTGATCCCCGGCTTTATCCAGAAAACCACCGGCGCGTCCGCGCTGGCCAAGCTCTGCGGCGCAACGCCCATCGCCTTCAACGGCCAGAAGGAATTCACCTTCACGCTGGACAAGGAAGTGGACATCGTGGCAGAAAACGGTGCCAAGGGCAAGGGCGGCATGACCGTGGAGCCCATCACCATCGTGCCCATCAAGATCGAGTATGGTGCACGCGTGTCCGACGAGTTCCTGTACGCTTCCGAGGACGCCCAGATGGACGTTCTGAGCGCCTTTGCGGACGGCTTTGCCAAGAAGGTGGCCAAGGGTCTGGACCTCATGGCCTTCCACGGCATCAACCCCCGCACCGGCTCTGCGTCCGGCGTCATCGGCACCAACCACTTTGACAGCAAGGTCACCCAGGCCGTGACCATTGCCGCCTCCGACAAGCCCGACACCAACGTGGAGGCCGCCATCGCCCTGGTGCAGGGCGCGGAGCGGGACGTTACCGGCATGGTGCTGGCCCCCAGCTTCAAGAGCGCTCTGGCGGCCCAGACCACTACCGACGGTGCCAAGCTGTACCCGCAGCTGGCCTGGGGCGCAAACCCCGGCGAGGTGAACGGCCTGCGGGTGGAATCTACCTCCAACCTGTCCGCCGGTTCCAGCCTGGACCGTGCGCTGGTGGGCGACTTCACCAACTGCTTCAAGTGGGGCTACGCCAAGGAGATGCCCATTGAGGTGATCCAGTACGGCAATCCCGACAACGATGCGGATCTGGGTGACCTGAAGGGCCACAACCAGGTATACCTGCGCGGCGAGGCCTACATCGGCTGGGGCATCCTGGATCCGTCCGCATTCGCCCACATCAAGGCCAACGCCTAAGGAGGACACGCCATGCTGTACCGCAACAAGCGCACCGGCGCTGTGATCGAGACGCCCTGCCGCGTTTCCGGCGGGGACTGGGAGCCCGTCAAGGCAGAAAAGGCGGCCAAACCCAAGGCTGCCGCCAAGGAGAAACCGGAGGCTGCTGAATGAGATACGCCACCGTGGAGGACATGACCGCTCTGTGGCGTCCCATGACCGCTGCCGAGCAGGCAAGGGCGTCCTCCTTGCTGGATGTCATTTCGGCCAGCCTGGACGTGGAGGCCCGCAAGGCAGGCAAAGACCTGCCCGCACTGGTGGCCGCTGACCCGGTGCTGGCCATGGTGGCCAAGAGCGTGGCCGTGGATGTGGCCGCCCGCACCCTGATGACCAGCACGAACCAGGAGCCTATGACCCAGATCACCCAGGCAGCCGGCGGCTACTCGGCGTCCGGGTCCTTTCTGGTGCCCGGCGGCGGCCTGTTCATCAAAAAATCGGAGCTGGCCCGGCTGGGCCTGCGCCGTCAGCGGATGGGAGTGATCGAACCCTATGGCTCTGATTAAGGGCATCCCCGTCATCCTCTATGAGCGCACCCAGACCGGCAAGGATGCTTTTCACGCTCCGGTTTACACCGAAACACCGGTCACGGTGGAAAATGTGCTCATCACGCCGGTGGACAATGCCGCCGTGGTCACCGACCTGCAGCTTACGGGCCGCCGGGTGGCCTACGAGCTGTGCATCCCGAAAGGCGACGCTCACCGCTGGGAGGGCTGCACCGTGGAATTTTTTGGCCAGAAATGGCGAGTGTACGGCGGTGCCTCCCAGTACATCGAGGCGCTTGTGCCTCTGGCCTGGAACAAGAAAGTGCAGGTGGAACGGATTGAGTAAGCTGCGCGTGGAACTGAACAGCGCCGGCGTTCGTGCTCTGATGCGTTCTCCGGAAATGCAGGCCGTGCTCAAAGCCCGTGCGGACACCGTGAAGAACCGCTGCGGCGACGGGTATGAGGCCTATGTGGCCCAGACCCGTGCAGTCGCTGTGGTGGAGACTGTTTCTCAGAAGGCCTACAATGATAACTCTGCCAACAACACCCTGCTGAAAGCTGTCTCTTCGAGCCGCAGCGGCACCGTGGTACATGAGCATAAGCGCCACCTGAAAGACGGCAGAGTAATCACCGTGAGGAGCTACCAGCGAAAGAAATGATCGAAGAAATCATCCTGAATTACCTGCGGGAAAACGGTTTCCCCTGCTTTATGTCCGTGCCGGAGAACCCCTCCGACAATTTTTGTGTCTTGGAAAAGACCGGCTCCGGCTGCGACGATGGCATTTACACCGCCACGCTGGCAGTGCAGTCCTACGGCGGCACAGACTATGAGGCCGCCCGGCTGAACCACCGGGTGGTGCAGGCCATGCAGGCCGCCGACACCCTGCCGGAGGTGATTTCCTGCAGGCCGGTCACCGACTACAATTTCCCGGACACCACCCGCAAACGGCCCCGCTACCAGGCCGTTTTTTCTATCACTCATTACTGACCTGTGAAAGGAGAACTACACATGGCAGACGCAACCAAAGTAACCGCCGCCAAGCCCAAAGTGGGCGGTGCCATCTGGCGTGCCCCGCTGGGCACCACGCTGCCCACCGACGCCAAGACCGAACTGGACAAGGCTTTTAAGTGCCTGGGCTACGCCTCCGAGGACGGCGTGACCAACAGCAACTCGCCCTCCAGCGAGAACACCAACGCCTGGGGCGGCGACACCGTGCTGACCCAGCAGACCGAGAAGCCGGACACCTTCCAGTACACCCTGCTGGAGGCCCTGAACGTGGAGGTGCTCAAGTCCGTGTACGGCGACGACAACGTCACCGGCACGCTGGACACCGGCATCACGGTCAAGGCAAACTCCTCCGAGCAGAAGGACTGCAGCTGGGTCATTGAGATGGTGATGAAGAACAAGGCGGTCAAGCGCATCGTCATCCCGGATGCCGCCGTCACCGCCGTGGGCGATATCACCTACGCCAAGAGCGCCGTGGGTTACAACACCACCCTGACCGCCGTGCCGGATGCCCAGGGCAACACCCATTACGAGTACATTCTGGGCGGCACTGCTGCCGCCCAGGCCGCTGCCAAGACCAAGGAGGTGCAGGCATGATCACTGCAAAAACGAACGACGGCTTTGAGATCGAGCTGAGCGAGGACGTTCTGGACGACGCCGAACTTCTGGACGCCCTGGGCGGCATGCAGGACGGCAACGTCTTTGACATGAGCCACCTGACCCTGCGCCTGCTGGGCAAAGAGGGCCGGAAGAAGCTGTATGACCACCTGCGCACCCCGGACGGCCGCGTGCCGGTGGCCAAGGTGGCGGAGGCCCTGGGCGAGCTGATGAACAGCTTCACGGCCGGAAAAAACTCTGCATCCTCGCCGAACTGATCGCATCGGACGAGGACGCCCTGATCTGCGATTTTGCCCAGTATTACCATGTGCTGGACTGGCGCGCCCTGCCGCTGCGTCTGGCCGCTACCCTTGCTGCCGGCCTGCCGGAGGACAGCCGCAGCATGATGAAGGCCAGCGGCAAGACCGTGCCGCTGCACATCGAGCTGCAAGCCTACACCGCCGACCGCCTGACGCAGATCCTGTGGGGCCTGAGCAACGACACCCGGACGGTGCCCTCTGTGCTGGCAGACCTGCACGGCCTGTCCGCGGACAGCGATACCGACGTGCAGAGCTACGACAGCCCGGAAGAGTTTGAGGCCGCCCTTGCGGCCCTGAAAGGAGGTGGATGACCATGCCGGACGGCATTGAGCTGGCAAAAGCGTATGTGCAGATCGTGCCCTCGGCAGAGGGCATCCAGGGCAAGATCACCGAAGCCCTGGGCGGGGAGCCTGCGGCAGCCGGTGACGCCGCCGGACAGTCCCTCGGTGCCCAGCTGGTGGGCACCCTGAAAAAGGTGATCGCGGCTGCCGGCATCGGCAAGATCATCTCGGAATCCATCAACCTGGGCGGCGCGCTGCAGCAAAGCCTGGGCGGTGTGGAAACGCTGTTCAAGGACAGCACCGACACCGTTAAGGCCTACGCTGCCCAGGCCTACAAGACCGTGGGCCTGTCGGCCAACGACTACATGGAGCAGACCACCAGCTTTGCCGCCAGCCTGCTGTCCAGCGTGAGCCAGGACACCCAGGCGGCTGCCGATCTGGCCAACATGGCTATGGTGGACATGGCCGACAACTCCAACAAGATGGGCACCTCCATGCAGGACATCCAGAACGCCTATCAGGGGTTTGCCAAGCAGAATTACACCATGCTGGACAACCTCAAGCTGGGCTACGGCGGCACGCAGGCCGAGATGCAGCGCCTGCTGAAGGACGCCGAGAAGATCTCTGGCGTGCACTACGACCTGGGCAACCTAGCCGACATGTACAGCGCCATCCACGTCATCCAGAAGGAGATGGACATCACCGGCACCACGGCCAAGGAGGCATCCACCACCCTGACCGGCAGCTTTGCGGCCATGAAAGCTGCCGCCGAGAACGTGCTGGCCGACTGGTCCACCGGTGCCGATCTCACCGCCCCCCTGCAGGGGCTGGTGGAAACGGCCCAGACCTTCCTTGTGGGCAACCTGCTGCCCATGATCGGCAACGTGCTGGCGGGCATCCCGGAGCTGGTGTATACACTGGTGCCCGAGATTTTGCAATCCGGCACCCAGCTGGTCACCTCGCTGGCGGAGGGCTTCACCCAGGGCATCCCGGATTTTCTGTCCAATGCCCTGCCGCAGCTGCTGCAGTTCACCGAGGAATTGCGGGCCAACGCCGGTGTGTTCGTGGACGCCGGCCTGAACCTCATCACCCAGCTGCTGAACGGCCTGATCGCAGGCCTGCCGGACCTGATCGCCTATGTGCCCGACATCATCATCAACATCTGCGGGGTCATCAACGATAACATGCCCAAGATCCTGGCGCAGGGTGTGTCCATCATCGTGCAGCTGATCGCCGGTCTTGTACAGACCGTGCCCAGTCTGCTGGCCAACTGGAAAAAGATCCTGGAGGCGGTGCTGTCGGTCATCTCGGCCATCAACTGGCTGAACATCGGCAAGACCATCCTCACCGGTGTGGCCAATGGCGTGAAGAGCATGGGCTCCAGCCTGCTGAACGCCTTCAAGGGCGGCTTTTCCAGTGCGCTTGCCTGGATCAAGAGCCTGCCCTCGCAGGCGGTGCAGTGGGGCAAGAACCTTATCCAGAGCTTTATCAACGGCCTCACCGGCAAAGGCGGTGCGGTTGGTGCAGGAGCCATCGCAGCCACCGCCGGTGCCACCATTGCTAAAACCGCCAGCGGGAACGACTGGTCCTCCGTCTGGGCGGACGCCAACGCCGACGTGGCCGACAGCGCCCAGTCCATGGCGGAGGTGGTCGTCCCGGCCTATACCAAGTCCGGGGACGCCGCCACCAAGGCGGCCAAAAAGACCAAGGCCGCCGCACAGGCCGCCGAGACCCTGCTGTGGTCCCTGCAGGACGCAGGCCACACCGACACCACCAACACCCTGGGCAAGGTGACCATCCAGACCACCGAGCTCACCGAGCACCTGCGCAAGGGCAGCGAGGAGTATGACCGGCTGACCCGCACCGTGACCGAATCCGGCAAGGAGATGGTGAACGGCGTGGTGAAAAACTACAAGACTGTCACCAAGTATGTCACCGACCACGGCAAGACCACGGCCCAGACCCAGAAGACCTATGAAGAGATTGCTGCCACCGTGGCCAAGACCGTTACATCTACAACGGATTCCGTGGTCAATGGCATTGCCACCAGCACCAAGACCATCACCGAGACCCTGACCGACAAAACCACGACCCAGAAACAGGTCATCACCGAGACCTACAACGACATCGCGGACGGTGCGCTGGTCACGGTGGAGCGGGTCAAGACCATTGCCGCCGATGGTGTCCCGCAGATCACCGAGGAGATCAAGAAAGCCTCTGCCAATAGCTTTGACGGCCTTGTCAAGGGCTGGCAGGACGAAGCCGACAAGGGCGTGGTGGGCACCTTCAGCACGCTGGTGACCGCCGTCAAAAAACAGGACTGGCAGAGCGTGGGCGAGTGGGTGCTGTCCACCCTGTACAACGGCCTTGCCCCGCAGGCCAAGCAGGCCATCGACAGCTTTGGCAAGAACCTGATCCAGCAGGTCAACAATGCGCTGGGCCAGGGCGTCAGTGCTGTCTCCAACGGCCTGTGGGATATGGGCGGAGACCTCGCCAAGGGACTGACCAGCGGCTTTGCAGACGTGCTCACGCAGGCGCAGGGCCTCGGATCCACCCTCACCGGCATCTTTCAGGGGCTGAAAGGCCCGCTCACTGCGGCGGCCACCGCCATCAGCACCGGCCTGAAGGGCGGGCTGATCTCCAGCTTCCCGGAAATTCTGGCCTCCATGGGCACCCTGATCGGTTCCATCGGCAGTGCCTTTGTGGGCATGCTGGAAGCCGTCGCGGCGGCACTGTTTCCCACCGGATTCGGTGCCCCGCAGGCCCTGCTCATGATCGCGGCAGGCGTGGCCCTGACCGCCGCCATTGCGGCCATCGTGGCCGGCGTCGGCGGCGCGTTCAAGCGCAAGACCACCCCCGGCATCTCCGGCGGCACTTCCGGCAGCAGCACGACCTCCACGGCATCCGGCTCCCTGTGGGATTACGAGAAGCGTGCTCCGCTGCCGCAGCGCACCCAGCGGCCCAACATCGAGGTCAACCAGTACATTTACAGCAAAGCGCAGACGGCTGCCGACCTGATGCGTGAGGCACAGTACGAGCAGGAAAGGGCGGTGCTGCAGGGTGTTTGATGCGATCTTCAAGGCCAGCAACGGCCTGACCTTTTCCTTTGGTTACGCGGCGGGCGTGCTGTGGAGCATCACCCCGCTGGGTGACCTGCCCGTGGATCTGGAGACCAGCCAGGGTTACCAGCAAGTGGGTGCCACCGTGGAGAGCCGGAGCATTTCCGGCGTGACCCGCACGGTCACCGGGCGCATCCTGCGCAATCAGGACTACTGCAAGCGACAATTGCGGGATGTGTTTGCCCCCTACGTCACCGGCCGTTTAACCGTGGCCGGGGCCTACTGGTGCGACGCCGAGGTGCAGCGCACCCCGGACATCAGCGTGTCCGGCCTGTGGCCCACCTTCTCGTTTCAGCTCTACTGCCCGGACCCTTACTGGCACAGCGTGAAGGAGCTCACCGTCTCGACCTTGAGCGTAACACCCACCTTCCGCCTGCCGGTGTGCTACGATGTGCACAGCTACGGCGTGCGGGAACAGGCCAACTACCTCCGCATCGCCAACACCGGGCTGGACACCCAGGACTGGCAGCTGACGTTGGAGGCCCGCGGCCCGGTGGTAAACCCCGGCGTCAAGGACCCGGAGACCGGCGAGTTCCTGCGCTTTGTCACCACCCTGCAGGACGGCGACAAGCTCCGGCTGTACCGCGAGAGCGGCCAGCTGAAACTGGAACAGATCATCGACGGCACCGGCTACAACATCATGTCCACGCTGGACGGGAGCAGCAACCTGTGGACTTTGCGCCACGGGACGCAGGCATGGCAGCGCACAGCGGATTCCGGCACGGAATGGCTGTTCCTGACCCTGACCTGCAGCACGGCGTTCTCCACCGTGGTCCTGGAGGTGGGCGGCAATGGCTGAACGGACAAGCGCCCTGACCGCAGGCGGCCACAAGAGCATCTGCGTCTACGACGGCCAGCTGAACCTGCTGGCCCGGCTGGAAAGCTGGGTGTCGCTGGTCTGGCCGGAGCGCTACAACGTGTACAGCGGGGTGCAGGGTGCGCAGCTGGAGCTGCACGCCTCCACCGACCTGCAGGCGCTGTGCCGCCCGGACCGGTACCTCTGGCTCACCGGCTCCGACCGCATCATGCGCATCTGCTCGGCGCAGACCGACCGCTCCGAACACAAGCTCGTGATCTCGGCCAGGGACGCCGCCTGCATCCTGGACGAGCGCATCAGCACCCAGACCCTGAGCGGTTTTGCGGTGGAAAGCACCCTGCGCAGCCTTGTGTCCGGTGCGGCTGCATGGCCGGGGCTGGAGCTGGGCGTGCTTGCAGATCTTGCTGACGCCTACACCGGCGAGATCAAGCCCGGCAGCCTGCTCAGCATCGCCGAACAGGTGTGTCAGGAACTGGACATCGGCTTCCGGGTGCGGTTCGACCAGCAGGCCAAAAAGCTGCTGTTTGAGCTGTACCGGCCCAAGCTGGATTCCAACGCCCGGTACGCCCCGCAGTACGGCAACCTGACCGGCCTGACCTACACTGAGAGCATCACCGACTACAAGAACATCGTGACCGTGGCGGGCGCGGACGGCACCGTCACCGTGGGTGCCACCGGCAACACCGGCTCTGCCCGGCGGGAACTGTATCTGGACGCCACCTCTAAAAAGAAGAAGGACGGCCAGAGCCAGGAGGACTATCTGGCCGCGCTGCGGGCGCTGGGAGAACAGGAACTGGCCAAGCACACCCGCATCGAGAACTTCCGCTTTACCCCGACCGGAACGGTCACGGTGGGCAAGGTGGTGGCCGCCAGCCTGCCCGGCACCGATATTCAGGCGGCGGCCCGCATCACCAGCGTGACCCTGAGTTCCCAGAAGGGCGAGAACACGGTCACCACCGAGATCGGCACACCGATCCTCAGGAGGAAACCATGAGCATTATCACTTACCCGCTGAACGGCGTGACCTACGACGCCGAGGACGTGAGCACCTATCTGTGCACCCGCACCTCCGGCGTCTACTCTAAGGACACGAACTACGCCGTCAGCGTCACCGGCGCGCGGCAGATCACCGTGGCCCCCGGCCTTGCGTGGGTCAACTACGACGACTTCAAGGGCGTCTCCGCCTGCAGCCGGGAAGCGGTCGCCCTGACCGTCCCGGACGCCGACAGCACCCTTTCCCGCATCGACCGGGTGGTGCTGCAGTTCGACACTGCCGCGAACCTGACGGCGGTCAAGCTCAAGACCGGCACCCCTGCCGCCGCCCCGGAGCCGCCCGACATCCTGCAGAACCACAACCAGTACGAGCTGGGCCTGTGCACCGTGTCGGTGCCTGCCGGTTCCTCGGTCGTCACCGCCGCAGACATCACCGACACCCGGGCCGACGAGGCCGTCTGCGGCGTCATGAGGGACGGCGTGACCGGCATCCCCACAGCGCAGCTGGTGGAGCAGTGGCAGGCGGCCCAGGCCGCCCAGATGGCCCAGGGCACCGAAAAGCTGGACCGCCTGGAACAGAGCATCCGGGACCTGGACAACGGCAGCTTTTACACTAAGCAGGAGGCCGACCGGAAGTTCGGCACGCCTTACAGCCTGCCTGCCGCCACAGCAGACCAGCTGGGCGGCGTAAAAGTAGGGGATTATCTGGACATCGCCCCGGACGGCACCCTCAGCGCCAAAACGCTCAATGACAAGATCGCTGCCGCCGTGGCGGTAAAGTCGGAGCCCCGGCTGGTGTGGAACACTACGGTGACTGCCGCTGCCTCGAACCACAATATGATTCGGTCTTACGACATCCAGATTCCCGATGGCGTGGATTATGTGCATATCAAATCTAAATCGGAACGCGGCGATGGTACCGAAGTCGATATTGCACGCGGCGGGTCGACTTATCACAACCTTGACGCTTCCGCCGTCGCTACTTACTCCACAACTACGTTCCGGTCGGAGGGTACTCTGCACTTTCAGTTTGAAAAGTCAACAAATGCGAGTATCACTTTTTGGGTCACCGGCTACCACTACCCCACCTTGGCAGAGCTGGTGGCGGAGACCCAGGCCGCGCAGGCGGACACGGACGCCCTGGCGGTAGATCAGGAATACCGCGTCGCCATGCTGGAACTGGGGCTGACCGACGACACTACCACTGACACCACCGCATAAGGAGGTAAACCTATGTTGTATCGTATCTGTAAACGCCTGATCGAGCGCGGCCAGACCGCTGGCCTTGCGGAAAAAATTGATGTTTTTTACGCCCTCGGCCGCATCACCGAGGCCGAGTACAAAGAACTGACCGAGCTGCTGGCCGAAAAGACCGGCAATAAGAGCGAGGAGTGAGCCTATGGCAATCAAGCAATACAGTCTTGCCAAGGACGGTGCCAAACTGCTGGCACCGGGCTTTAAGGTACGCGAGTTCCGCTGCCGCGACGGCTCCGACGTCGTGATGATCGACGAAAGCCTTGTGGTGCTTTTGCAGTGCATCCGGGAGCACTTTGGCAAGCCCATCACGATCACCAGCGGGTACCGCACGGCGGCCCACAACACCGCCGTGGGTGGGGCCAAGAGCAGCCAGCACCTGCTGGGCCGGGCGGCGGACATCCAGGTGGCGGGCGTGTCCGTCGAGGACGTGGCCGCCTACGCCGAAAGCCTGCTGCCCGGCTGGGGCGGCCTTGGCCGCTACCCGGTCAAGGCGGGCCGCACCAAAGGCTGGGTACATGTGGACACCCGGCCCAACAAAAGCAGATGGACGCAGTGAGGGGGTGGCGCATGAAAGATTATTTTTGCATGGCGATCGGCGCGATCGGCGGCGTGATCGCCGGTCTTTTTGGCGGCTGGGATGCCGCCCTGCAAACGCTGGTGATCTTTATGGCCGTCGACTACATCACCGGTCTGATTGTGGCCGGTGTGTTTCACGCATCGCCCAAAACCAAGACCGGGACACTGGAAAGCCGGGCAGGCTGGAAGGGCCTGATCCGCAAGGGCGAAACGCTCCTGATCGTGCTGGTGGCCTGCAGGCTGGATGCCGTGATGGGTTCCACCTTTGTGCGGGATGCCGTTGTGATCGGCTTTATCTGTAACGAGACCATTTCCATCATTGAAAACGCGGGCTTGATGGGACTGCCGATCCCGGCAGCGCTCACCAAGGCTGTGGACATTTTAAAGCAGCGCTCGGAAACCGAGCAGAAAGGATAAGCTCTT